CCCGTTACTTACAAGCAATTCGTTATGGCTTATGCAGCATTCACTGGTACCAAGCGAGAGGCGAAGGAAATGCATTTCCGTACTTACTTTGGGAAGACTCCTATGTTGTGGAATGCCATGTCGAGGAAGATCATGTCCACTGTTAAGCGCATCAGAACTTTTGGTGCTGAAGTATTCCGCTGGGCCTCGCAACTTGGAGTTACCATGTACGGACACTACGTTAAGGATGCAAAAAACCTAGACCAAGTTGTGAGTGAGATGATGTTGTACCCTGCGGGTGCAATCTTGTACCATAGAACCCTATTCGATCCAGTGACGCAAGAGGCGCCTCTCAATCACATGTATAACACGCTCATTGATGACACCATAGCCAAACAAGGTATTTGGATCAATCCACATATCTATGAGACCAAGACTGCCAGAGGACATATGAGGCTGAATGCGGTTGTACAAACATCCATGGACACTGGATATGGCAACGTGATAACCAGATCTAGGCCACAGGTTGTGAACACAGCCATATTCAGAGTGGGCGACAGGGCATCCAAGCGTATGCCATTGGACATGGCTGGCATCCAGTATGCCGACGAGGTGATCAACAACTTCATTCTGTATGCAGTTAACCCTGAGGCCGTGTTGGACTACAATACTACTGCCGAGGTTTACAACAAGTTGGTCAAGGACGCTGGAGACAGGCATTATGCGGAGCGTTACGACGGGGCAGATATAGAGTTTAAGCCAGACTGGCACACAATTCACTTTTCTTTGAAAGCTGCTATCAAGCCCATGAACTACACGAAGCAATCCAGTCCGGTAGGTCCGGGACAGGGCATAGCCAATTGCAATTTACTAGTGACCACCAAGCTCATATACATCTGTAGGTTGATGGTTAAGATATTTTGGCAACGAATGAATCGTAACCCCGTGATTGCAATTATTAGTGACGATGGTCTATCTGCTGAGGAATTTGTAAATATATTGCAGCCCTACCTTAGTCAGGCGAAGCTTAGTGGTGCAGCGCAGATTATACTGGATGCAGTAAAAATGGATAAAGAACAGAAGGACTTTGACGAGTACGTGGTTAAATCCGTTTTACACAGGACTACTGGTTGTCCCATGGAGATACTGGACTTTGCATTCGAACACATACATGATGCTAAGCTGGTGAATCAAGACATAACTATGAGCTACGCCAAGCAAAATTCATCCGGCAATCCGTTGACCAAGATCATAAATGAGATATTAATGTTGGTTTATGGATTGTGGCTTATTCAATTTTCACTGCCGATGGTTATTACTGTGAAAGGTGACGATCAAAAGATGGATCCTGTGCGGGGAGAGCTTAACCCTGACCGCGTTCTTGCCTTGAGTGCCTACACTAAGGTTGGCATCTATGTTTGCGCACCCGGCGCTAACGAATTTTGTGGTTTCTTGGTGTACGACGAAAAGTTTGTTCCTAACTTTTGGAGGTACGCCATTAGATTGTCAGCCAAGGTGTTTCATAGTTATGAACAATTTAAAGAGTATCAAATATCATTGAGAGACTTGGTAATGTTCTCAAGGAGGGTTGGCAAGGCGACCTGCGTCGCCGGACTTTGTTACTATTTGGCACCTTGGGATGCTGGCAACTTGGAGTACATTGAGGCTGAGGCCGTGTATGACTTCGTAGTTGCTTGGGCTTATGCAAGCAAGAGCCAGTACGAGAAATATGTCCCGACCAGATCTTGGGTCCCCATCACACATACTGTGGATGGTGCATTGAGCGTTAACTAGAATATACTAGCTATTATGTAGATTAGCTCCGTCCGT